TAGTTTGGATGCATTATTAGTTATTAAAGGCGATTCAGACGCACATACAACTCCATCAATACGATTAAAAGATGGTTCTGATACAAGAGAGACTTGGATTTCTAATACTGCTGGAGATTTAGTTTTAGCAAATGGTGGAAATGATAATGTACCACATTGTATGATAAAATTGTTCGATGGTAATATTATGCAGTTTTCTACTTCAGGTCTTGAAAGAAGTCGTATTACATCTGCTGGTAGAATGCAATTAAATAAAACTACAGATAATGGCAATCAATTTCAGCTGGTTGGTAATTTTACTCAAGAAGCATCAGATAATGTAAACTGTGGTACATTTATTAAAACACAAACTGCATCGCTATCATCAAATCAAACAAGCAATATATTTAATTTTACAGATGACGTTGGTAATGTTATAAATACATCAGGAGGTGCAGGTAGTTTATATATAACAGCTATTAGTTCATATGGAGGGGCACATCAAGCTCAATTTCATTACAGTATTTTACACTCAGGTAATGGCACATCAGATTGCGACTTAGTATTGTTAAATGGAAATCATAGAGGAACTAGCCCTGTTAGTTCAATTCAATTAGCAAACGATGATAGTGGAGGTGGTGTAAAAATTACAGCTACGACCATAAGCAATCATGGTGCAACTTTTAGAACAACGTATGTCGGATTTGTGAATGGACAATAATGCGTAAAAAAGTAAAAGAATTGGAGAAAAATTAATGTCATATATTGGACATAACCCAACCAACGCTGGATCTTTTTACATTTTAGATGATATTACTTTAGGTAATAGTGCTGGACCATATAACCTTACAGTTGCTGGTGTTAGTGTTACACCTAAGATAGACAATTTACTTATAGCACTAGATGGTGTTTTGCAGCACGCTGAGGATGCCTATACGATCTCTGGTAACCAGATTACCTTTGCATCGGCACCAGGTTCAGGTGTGGACTTTTATGGGGTTATTATGGGGCAATCAGCAAGCTTTGCCCAAGGATCTATTGGAGCTGATGAATTAAAGATTAATGGAGACGGGTCAAGTGGACAATTATTATCTACAGATGGAGATGGTACATTTAGCTATGTAAATCAAAGTGCTGTAACAGCAGATGCTAACGTATTATCAGGAACAACTTTAAAAAGCACAGTAGTTAATAGTTCACTTACTTCAGTAGGTACTTTAACAGGATTAACTACAGGTGCGATTACACAAAACGCAGGTGTTCTTACAATTAAAAATGCAAGTAGTGATTCTAACGGGTTAAGAATATTCCAAGATAGTAGTGATGCCTCAAAGATTTACAATAATTTTAATGGTACTTTACAATTAGGAGTAGGTAATACAACTGCTCTTACAATAGACAGTTCAGAAAATGCTACTTTTGCAGGTGATGTAAATGTTCAATCAGATGGTGCAAGATTTTTTGTTAAATCTGCTGATTATGAACTTGTTTCTATTGGTAGAGCAGGTTCTTCAGGTTCCGCTTTAGACCAAGGCTATATTCGTATGAAAAATGCAGGTACAAATACGATTGCATTACACTCAGCTAGTAATTCTTACCTTACAAATGGTCTTAGTATAGGAACATCATCAATGAACTCAAACGCTGTAGTTCATATTAGGGGTGGAGATAGTGGTCAGACAAGTTCAAGTAACAATACACAGCTTACTGTAGAAAATAGTGGTTCAGCAGGTATTCAACTACTTACAGGAACATCAAGTGTTGGTGGTATATGGGTTGGTGATTCTAATGGTTCGGAAACAGGTGGTAAACTTTATTACAGCAATTCAGGAGATGGGTGGACTTTTTTTAATCAAGGAAGTGTACAATCCTGCGACATAGGTTTATCTATGGTAAATCTTTATAATAATGATACTGGTTCAGCAGGTTCTGCTTTAAAACAACTTTCACTTGGTACATCAGACAACACAGCACTTGACTTTACAAATTCAGGTACAATAGCAGGTGCAATCATATCTAACTCAAATAACACAGATGATTCAGCTTGTGGTGTTGTATTTACACATAGAACTGGAAGTTCTGGTATAAGCTATGTAGCAAGTAGAAATGAAGGTGCTGATAGGTCAGGATTATATTTTGGCACAAGAGGTTCTGATGGTGTGCAACTGCGTATGGAAATCAGGAATGACGGCATAATGGTTTCTAAAAAGGGATTGATATTTGATGGAAGTGCTATTGGCTCTGGGCAAACAGGTGTTGGTTCAAGTGGTAGTGGTGGTGATTTATTATTCTATTCAGGTGGTACTGCACACGCAAGATTACAATCAACAGGTAGATTTGTTATTGGAACCACCTCAGGAAATGCAAAGCTACATATTCACGAAACAACTAGTGGGCAAGAATTAATTTTTCTTAATCATTCTGTAACTGGTGCAAATCAAACTTATATTCAGTTTAGACACGATGGTACGCAAAGAGGAAATATTCAAGTCAATGATTCTAATGACCAAATTGTCTATAACACTACATACTCCGATAAAAGACTAAAGCAAGACTTTGAAGAATGGGATGAATCTATACTTCCTGCTTTTAAGTCTTTGAAACCACAATTATTTAATTTTAAAAATTCTGAAAATAAAAGTGGTAAAACTAAAGGTTATATAGCTCAAGACAATGTTGAAAAATTTCCAGAAGCATATACAACATCTAAAGTTTTGGATGATGATGATACAGAATATTATTCATTTAATCCTTCTGGTATGGTTACTTACTTAATGAAAGCTGTACAAGAATTATCAGCACAAAATGATGCACTTGAAACAAGGATTGTTGAACTAGAAAATGCGTAAAAAATTGAACGAGTGGACAAAATTTGGCTACAAGGTAAACATTTTAGCTGTAGTGTTTTTTATATCATTATTTCTTTGGTTTAATTTTGTTAGCTGTGAAGATACTTACATAGGTAAATCAAAAGAAGAGATTGAACAAGATATGAT